TGGACACCACGTCTACAATGGCAGCACTTGGGTGAACGAGGGTTTGCTGCATGAGAGTGAAGCACGGACGAATCTGCTAGACTACAGCAATGACTTTAGCACTTTTAGTAATAAGGTTCAGACCACAGTTACAGATGAAGATGCTGTCGGCCCAGACGGAGAGGAATCTGCATCAACTGTTGTTCCTAGCACAACGAGTGCTGAACATTACCTGCAAGAAACCCTTGCATCAGATACTGGTACATTTACCGACAGTGTTTATGCCAAATCCGATGGATACGACTTTCTTGTAATTCGTCCTGTTCATATTGGAGCTACAGAAGGCTCAACCCAAACGGCTGTTTTTGACTTATCTGATGGAACTGTTGTGTCTACGACATCAGGTACAACAGCCTTTATAGAAGATGTTGGGAATGGCTGGTATCGCTGCTCATTCACCTTCACAATAAGTGGCACAATTACAGGTGACTTTGCTTTCCGTATTCAGGTTTATAATGCGGAAAACACTGCTACTTTTGCAGGTGACGGTACAAAGGGCATTGCCATTTATGGTGCGCAAAGAGAAGAAGCTAGTACCCCATCGTCGTACATCCCAACCTCTGGTGCGACTGTCACCCGTGCTGCGGAAACCCTGACAATCCCTGCGGCTAATCTGCCGTGGCCTGAGCCTGTGGTTATCGGTGATGAACTGGTGACGAATGGGACGTTTGATACTGATAGTGATTGGACAAAAGACGATCTTGGGTCTGGAGTTGATTGGACTATTTCTGGGGGGTCGGCCTCTATTGATGGGACTCATCCTAGCAGTTCTGATATTTATCAAAACATTATTGTCACATCTGGTGCTGTATATGCCATCACATTTGATTTGACGGTGACTTCTGGATCAGTTCAGGTAATGGCAAGAACTGCCCCTTGGTCTTCGGCTACGGCAACAACCTACACAACGTCTGGAACCTATACAATTTACAGGGTTGCATCTAGCACACCTGCACCTGTGACGTTTAGGGCATTATCTGGTTCCGTAATATCCGTAGACAACATCAGCGTCAAAGAAATCAACCCGTTATCTGTCAGTATCGCAATGGATGGTCGGATGACTTACACAGACAACGACTTAAACACTGAGTTTGTCTTTTACGACTGGTTCACTGCGGCTGATAACTATCTAAGAACCTATTTCCAAACAAACGATGGTACAGGTAGGATAATTTGGTCGCAAAACGACGACGGTACTTTTGATAGTCGTTCTACAGGCGGCAGTGATTATGCACCTGATGTCTTAGTCCCGTATAACTTTGCAGTCAGACATGGCTCTACGTTTGTCAATGGGTCTGATGATGGAAGTGTGCGTACTGAAAATAACGATCCAGTAAATCTACCTGACACATCTTCTGTAAGCCTAAAAATCGGAAAGTCTGCAACGAATGGTTACATGGGAACGATTGGCAGCTTTCGTGTGTGGGCTAACGACATTGGGGATGCTGGTATTATAGAAGCATCTTCGCCTAGCCTAGAGCCTAGCCTGAGCCTGACATTCGATGGCACTGAGTCTAGCTTTATAGTAGAAGATTGGAGCGAGTAAATGGGTACTAAGCAATTCGACAGCGCAACCGATCTGATTACGTTTGGCCGTGCTTCTGGCGGGACTGCCCTGCGTAAGATCAGCTATGGCAGTGAGTTGGTGACGAATGGGACGTTTGATGGTGATATAGACGACTTTACAAGTACGGGAACTGCTACGGTCACATATGATGCAACAGAGGGCGCAGCAAAAGTAAACGTAACTGGTTCTGGCGGCGGCATTGCTGATGATCAGACTATAACTGTTACCTCTGGAAAGGTTTATCTTGTTTCAGTAACCCTAAAGAAAACTACTTTTTCTGGCGATTTGCACATACAAGTTGAAGGCACAAATGTAGCTGACTTTACACCAACTACTAGCTATCAAACATTTACTGCGTCTGTTGTTGCAGGAGATAGTGACCTTACTGTTGCAGTCGTAAGGAAAAATAGCCCAACTGGTATATTCTTTGTAAGCAACATCTCCGTCAAAGAAGTCCTGTTCGATCAAGTTGATGGCACTCTGACGCTGTTCAACCACCCTGATGACATTCCCCGCATTGAGTACAATACTGATGACACTGTTAAGGGTTTGCTGATTGAGGAGCAGCGGACTAACGTTGTTACATACTCTGAGGATACTTCAACGTGGACTGAGGATGGCACAGCTACGATCACAAATAGCACGCAAATTGCGCCAGATGGTACGGCAAGTGCGACACTCGTGGACATTGGGTCAACTGGTACAAATTTGGGGCCTAACAGAATTTCACGTTTTAGTAGTAATTTAAGTGCTAGTACAAAAGTTACGGTGTCTGTGTTCTTAAAGAAGCCTGATTCAGATGCGGCTTCTTATGTAAACGTCAGGTTGTTTTGTGCAGGTACTACTGCTACTGATNCATATGTTGATTATGATACATCTGATTTTACATCGGTAAATAGCAGTGGCGGAGTAGATACGGTTCTTGCTTCAGAAGACTATGGTAACGGTTGGTTCAGAGTTTCTTTCACAACCACACTTGATGCTTCTGCAACAGGCTCAAACAACATTCGTGTAGGTGGTGTTGTTTCGGGTTCTCATCCCGCAACAGGCACAGACTTTATCATGTGGGGCGCACAAGTGGAGACTGGCTCCTTCCCCACGTCCTACATTCCCACCACTGGCAGCACTGCAACACGATCCGCAGACATTGCGTCCATCCCTGTGACTGACTTTGGGTATAACCAAAAGGCGGGGAGTGTGGTGGTTGATGTGGACTATTATAACACTGGCAGTATTAATGCTAGTGTTCTAATTGGTAACCAGAATGATAGGTATTTTCTCTATTACTCAGGTGGCTGGAAATACCAAGTTAAAGATGGAGGCTCAACCGTTGCTCAGCTTTCAGGTTCAGCAGGTAGCTTAAATGATGTTATTGCCATTGCGTGGAAAGAAAATGATTTCATAATTCAAGATGGCTCTGGCAGCGATACAGATACCTCTGGAACTCTACCATCAACGGCAAACCTAGATTTATACTTAACTGGCACTTTTGGGTTTGCATCAAGCGGACACATCAAATCCATCCAATATTACCCACGCCGCCTTACTAACGCACAACTACAGGAGATCACATCGTGACCGAAGAAGTAATCATCGAAGCACCAAAGTGTGACTTCTATCTAAAGTTCACAGACGAAGCGGCGATGGCAGCGGCTCTGTCTCAGTTCTACCATCAGGAAACACAAACAACAGTTGACCCTGAGACTGGCGAAAAGACCACCACAAACGTGGGAGAGCCTTACCTAGTCATGCACACCCGTGACTATGCTTTCGACATTGTGGGGACGATACACGAGCCGACAGGCAACACCCTGACGGACGATGAAGGCTTTGAGTATCCAGAGATGGCGGCTGTCGATGGCTGGCACGTTAACCTACGCATTCGTGGCGGTATTCCGAATAAGGACGCAGATGATCCTGATGCGGTAAACACCTTGCGTGATGACGTTGAAGCGTTGGATACTGCGCATGGGGTTACACCTAATTCACCTAGTAGAGTGTGGTTGTAAAGAATGCCCTCTTGGGAGAAACTACGGTTCAAGGATAGCCCACTTTCCATTGCACAGGGTGAAGTCAATGGTCACTCTGGTGTACACAAGTTTGGTGCTGTCCCTGCTATGTCTCAAAACACCACAGGCACTGTCTGGGATGTAAACGACACAACATACCCTTGGTCTTCTTGGGACACTGCTGGAACTGTCAGTATCTCTACCGTCAATGCAAGCGATAACGGAAAGACAGTTACTCTTGTAGGACTTGATGCAAACTACGAAGATCAGACAGAAGAGGTTGTCGTTTCTTCATCAGGTGCAGTTACTACCACTAAAACTTGGAAGCGTTTGTACAGAGCTTATATTTCCACTGGTGAGGATAATGTAGGTAACATCACAGTACAAAAGGGTGGAACTACAGTTCTACAGATTACCGCAGGTAAAGGCCAAACACTAATGGCTATCTACACTGTACCTGCTAATCATACAGCTTACCTAATCTGTGGTGTTTGTTCAGTTCAAGATGGTGCAGACGCTACAGGTAACATGTTTGTACGTTATGATGGTCAATCTTCCTTTCGCATTGGGCACTCTTTTGAGGTAGCAGGAAAAGGTGGTCCTTATTCTCATAAGTTCGCTGTACCTATTAGATTACCAGCTAAGACTGATATTGACGTAAGAGCAACAGTAAGAAGTAATAACGCACGAGTGACTGCCGCATTTGATATGATATTAGTACAGGACGGTTATGAGCATGGCTAAAGGTCTAGCAGCAAAAGTAAAAGAGCATAATGCAAAGTCTAAGCACAAAGTTACGACACGTATGCTACAGCAAGTATACAACCGAGGTGTTGGTGCTTATCGGACGAACCCTAGTTCTGTTCGCCCTAATGTTAGCTCCCCTGAACAATGGGCTATGGCTCGTGTTAATAGCTTCCTACGCATTGTTAGTGGCAGTAAGTCTGCTAACCACGATAAAGACCTTTTACCTTCTGGTCATCCAAGCAGCACTAAGAAAAGCTTAGAAGAAACACTAAAGCGCCGTATGGATGACGATGTTTTTACTACCCCTGCTGAAGCAAAAAGTCGCTCTATGATGATGGGCTTTAACGGAGAGATCCACACACATCCTGTAGGTGCCTCTGTCTACTACATGCCAGCTAGAACTCATGATGACTATATAGACTACTACAATAATCTAGCGGGGATCAAAGAAACTCCACAGGAAGATCACAAGCCTTTACTAGCACGTATCTTAACTGCAGTCATTGATGAGATTTCTAAGGTAGAGCGTCTGAACGAAGATGCAGTTTATGTAGACAAGGCTGATAAGCCCCTTAACAAACCATTTCGCCTCCCTTCAGGTTCAAGCAAGAAGTTTGGCGTATATGTAAAGGACGGAGACCGCACTGTTAAGGTTACCTTTGGTGATCCTAACATGGAAATCCGCCGAGACGACCCCAAGGCACGAGCTAACTTCCGTAGTCGTCACTCATGCGATACCGCATCAGATAAGACTACAGCACGTTACTGGTCGTGCCGTATGTGGGAGAAAGGCACATCTGTGACTGATTTAACTAAAATGGATATTGAAGGCAAAATCCTTAAGGCAGACGACGAACAGCGTATTGTCTATGGATGGGCCTCCGTCATTACTGAGAATGGTGAACGTGTAGTTGACCGTCAGGGTGACGTAATCGAAGCTGACACACTCGTTAAAGCCGTGAATGACTTCATGGAGAATGTACGTGTCGGTAAAACAATGCACACAGGCGAACAGACAGGAATGGTTATCCACTCACTGCCTATCACTAAAGAAATTGGTGACAGCCTTGGCATACAGAGTGACCGAGAAGGATGGGTTGTAGCTTACAAAGTCTACGACGATGAAGTCTGGAAAATGGTCAAATCTGGTGAACTTGCGGCCTTCAGTATTGGCGGTCGTGCGATTAAGGAGAAGTTAAATGAACCTTCTTAAACAACTGGAGCTTGATGAGCTATCTCTGGTGGATCGCCCAGCTAACGCGCAAGCCAAGGTTGCTCTATTCAAACGAGATTCCAATGAGGATACAATGGAAAAAGCATATAAAATGACAGAAGAGCAGGAAAAGAACCTAGACAATCTTCCACCTGCTGTTCGTGCCAAAATCCGTGAGAACATGGATAAAGGCATGTCTTACAACGAAGCTATGAAAATGGCTGAAGAAGATATGAAGAAGTCTGACGACATCGACCCAGTAGTTGCTGAAGTTGACGAGCAAGACATTCTTCAAGCTCAAATCGACACACTTAAGCTAGACAATGAGCGTCTACGCAAGTCGTTGATTGAGAATGGCTTTGTAATCAAAGCTGAGTCAATCGAAAAGAAAGAAGAAGTAGAGATGATCGAAGTAGAAGGTGTATCTGTCGCTAAGTCAGACATCCCTGCTCCAGTCTTGAAAGCTCTTGAAGCAGCTAAA